CCATTCGGCGTGATGAACAAATTGTCGTAGCCAGTTGCATTGGCGTTGATCGCTCTCCACTCAGTCGAGGTAGCACTTGTGTCGCAGCTTGCCTCTGCCGCATTATTGTACGGAATCATCTGAAGCTCACCGTACACGAGGCGGATGCCCGAAACCCACTCAGACACATTGCCGTTCAGATCCCAAATTCCGCTGAGGTCGCCGGTATCGCTCCATGTCAGCGGGCCGGTGCCGGTAGCAACTCGCTGAATTCTGTTGCTCGAATCTCTCGCCATAGACGGAATAGCAATGTAGGCGGTCTCCGTAGCGTCCTTACCATAGTTGTTGTTTCCCTTCGGCATCTTACCGTCCTTCTTAGCGCAGAGAGCGAGAAATGCCCACTCTGCTGCGGTGATACAGTGATGACCGTCGCCCTTGTTCTTGCAATACGCTTCATAGGTATTCAGCGTAATCATTGCTGTGGGATCCTCACCCGGCAGACTATAAATGCGGTTATTATGCGATTTGCCCTGAAATTTGCCGAACATCAGCTTCGTAACCTGCTGACCGCCTACCAGAAACGCCGGGTGAACGCTGCTGTCACCGCCGGTCACAAGCTCCGCAAGTGTTCTCGGATTGCGCTGGACGTAAATGCCCGGCATACCCTTGTCATCAGTCACAACCTCATTCGAGGGGCAAACCATCTTTACGGCAAGTCGTGTCAGATCAAAATCAGCCATTATAAATTTCCTCCTTTGCGTAAGTCGTTAGATCATCAAGACTCCAGAGCGTCAGAACCACCTTGCTCATATCAAGCGGGAGCGCAGTACGCTCGATTTCGCCGCTTTCTGTCTCGGCCTCGGAATACTCCGTAGCTGGAATGTCGATCTGCGCCACATAGTAGCGACCGGTGCCGACACCGATTACCAGATTTCCGTCGTCATCGGCGCACACATCAACGTGAACAGCCCAATCACGCTGGCGAGTATCACAGCGGATTGCCAGATCATCGTCACCGAAAATGAGCTTATAGTTGCTCTGCCGCCAGTCGATTTTCGTGCCGGGGTTCTTCTCAACCACCTGCACACTCTTTGCATTTGCCATTAGGTCATACCTCCTTTGATTCTTACGATCAGTGTTACGCTGGAACCACTGCCTGTGAACGCGATCTTAAAGCCGTTAAGGGCCTTATCGCTGATGAGAACATCGCCCACCAATCCCGTGTTCTCTTTGACCTCGATTTCAACCGAGTAATACAGATTCTTGCGGGTTTTGGTAAGGGCGATCGTCTTGGGACTGTCCACGCTGGAATTGAACGGGAAACGCTGCGAATTCGTAAGCGTGATCTCGTGAATCTCTCCCAGCACTTCTGCATCCATGAGCGCGTCATTGGCATCAGAAACACGCTTCTGCTGCAAATCAGCCCAGCTGTTGACCTGTCCAGCAAGCACCGCGTCTTGAACACCCACCTCCATGTTGTTGAAGTGTTCTTGGTCGAGGAGCGTTCCCTGCTGAATGACAGTGCCGCTTTGATCTTCAACGTGATCCAGCCAATAGGTTCTGTTATACATTCTCTCACACCTCCTTGATTGGCAAAATGACTCTCAACAGTACGTTCTGAACGCTTGACCGGGTGATCGCTGTGTTCCAACTCAGCGCTACATTACCTTTCGTATCAAACGCCCGCACCTGACTGATCGTGCCACTTCTGCCCTGATTTGTGCAGTAGATAAAGGCGACGATGTTCTCGCCGTCTACACGGATACTGTTGACAACAGCATCGCGCCAAGCACCATTTTCGTACCATTGCCATTTGCCAAGACTGTTTTTCCATTCCTCACGTTTGGCGGCGAGGAAGGACGCAACATAAGCACTCATGGGGTTTTTCCTCCTTCCGGTTTATAGCGTAGCCGCATCAGCGACCGCTTTAACTGTGATTTGCGCCTGCACGAATGCTGGCCGAGTGTGGCGGTCTGCGGAATCGTACCGGTGAAGTCCGGCGTGTAATTATACCCGTCAGCACCGTTACTTGCATCGACCTCATAGCTGTCAGTCCGTCCAACTGTTGCGCGAATCCAGTGTGTGCCACATCGGATCGTACCGCATTCCAACAGGTCATACTTGAACGAACTGAGTTCTGTCGAAACCTTGATCGCATCTCTGTCACCACCAAGACGGAATCTGTAATAGCACAGAACGCCGGCTGCTTTGACCGGCAGGATATTCCGAAGCGGAATATTGGCATCTGCTGCGCCAACTTCGAGCATAAATGCTGCCGGTTCTTCGGGGGTTTCTGAGAAGATAATATCAAGATTATAGAACTGCTTGATGCCTCGGACAATATCGTAATATGTGGCCGAGCCGTTGTTCAGCATGATCTTGTACGCCAGAATGTAGCGGTATGTGTCATCATCAATCACATAATCTTCGTTATCTTGGATGAGCAAGCCCGCCTCAGCGCGTGTCAGAACCAGAATACTTCCGATTCNCAGAATACTTCCGATTCTATCAAGCTGCGTTCCCTGTGCCGTTGCGAGCGCTCTCTCGATGTTCAAGCTGTTAAAGAACTCCTGTACCTCATCAAGCTGCTTGCCGATTGCTTGTAACAGGGCTTCAATTCGCTCTTTCCCTTTGAACTGCTGCGGCAGGTCGTTTATCAGTCGATCTCCGTACTTAGTCACTGATAACCACCTCGATCATGCTTTCTCTTGTCACGCAGCGCTCACGAACAGTCGCATACACGTTATGCTCCGTGTAGGAGGAGGGCATCTCCTGCCCTGTGCCGATTGTCACCTCGATGTAGCCGATGCCGTAAATTTGAGAATAGATGTCGGGCAAAAACAGGTTCTGCGGGATAACATCGTCACCGCAATCCAGCTCGCTCATCTTCGAGAGAATAATACCCCGAATTAAATCAGCGTAATTGGTTGGCAGTGTAGCATTTCTCGTAATCGTGATTTCAACATGAAACCATGTATACAGATAGTCAGGACGGCTAAATCGAATCAGCAATTCCTCACCGTAATCACCGGTCAGGCTGATTTCAACCGAGCCGTAGGTACTGATGCCGCCGGCTTTCGTATTCAGAATCTGCTGTGCGATCTCAGTTTCATCGCCACCATCAACAACAACTTCAACAGAATGCGGATAGCGCCCGGCATCATCCGTTTCGTTCGAGTCGTTTTCATAAACGGCAATCGCATTAACGCCTTGACAGTTATTGAGAATCGCGCTGCGAATACTATTTGCCATACGCTCTGAATGCGAAAAGATTTTTTCCATGTAGGACTTTCGGTAATCAGAGTTACTCTCCTTATCTCTGCCGGCGACATATGAGCCAACATTTGTAACAGATAGCAGTCCGAACCGGCGGGCAAGCCGATGTCGCCGGTTTCCTCTGTTTTGAAGGTAAACACGCATCCGACCGAATCGGTCGTGAGATTGTCAGAAAGCAAGAGAGTATTGATCGAGGTCTCTTGGATCGCTGCTATGTGCAGTAATCCGTCACTTTCACCAATTGTGGCAACAAAATCGTCGTCTGTAATGGCTTCTGCGAGGGCCTGAAGCGCCGTAGATGGATCAGTACCACGCGCCGGTGTAACAGAGTATACTTTACCGTTCAAAGCTACTGTGAGCGGGTTTCCGTTAATGGAAACCGCCCTGATCGTTGCAATGTTGAAGGTATCTCTGGAGATCGTATTCTGCTTAACCGGCATCAAGTTCGTGACAGGGTTTGTTGTGGACGAAATGATAGTCTCGGTCGGAATAAGCGTGCCGTCAGCACCAACACACAAGATATGATAATAGCTTGGCGCATCCGTTTCTCTGGTAACACCAGCAAACTGCCCTACGTTATCCAGATACATACCTTCTGCGGTTGCGGGATACTGCGAATTGTAAACATCCTGCCCCAGCTCCCATAGTTCGGCGATTCTGTCTGCAACATTCGTCAGCAAAGCATTAAGCAATGAATTTGGGTTCTGACGGGTGTTCACGCCCCACGCTGCTGTTAGATCGGTGTGCATCTCATCAAGAATCGTATCAAGCCGTTTGATATTCACACCGTAACTTGTCAGTCCATAACTACTCACCGACTGCCACCTCCTTGCTGTAAGTTTTTCCGTTTGCCTCAATCGAGAAACGGAATCTCAATGATCTCTCTTTTTGGTTGTACGATATGAGGTCAATGGTGGCATCCTGCACACCATCAACTGAAAGTAGGGCATCTCGTATCTCCTGCTGAATCAAGTCCGTGCTGGGCGATTTTAGCAGAATGTCATCGAACCACGGCAAGCCGATGTCAGGTCCGAATCGCCATTCCCCGGAGATCCATAAAATCGAGATGCAAGCATTTTGCAAGACGTTATCTTCGAGAGTGATGTCACCGTCATCAGTCAACTGTAAATCACCATCGAAGTCGCCCTCATCGCAAATCTTAATATCCAGCACAGCCTACACCTCCTATCGGTTCAAGTCAGTAATGCCGTGAGCCGTCAAATGACCGGTCACAGACACGTTACCGTTCACCGTGAGATTTCCGATAATCGCGATTCCGGCGGTACTTGCTACAACTCGCGATTCGCCGGCATCAATAATAATGGAATTGGAATTGCAAGCATCCAAGAACGAATCAGGCGGTTTCTGAAATAAACCGGGGATGCAAATTGCATTCGTGAGGTCAAAGTTCAACGTCGTGTCAGTCTCACGTCCATAAAGCCAGAATTCCAGACTTTGCTCCGAAATAATCAGCAAGCAGCTGTCTTCAGGCTTTACGGGAACAGCAATCGAAACAAGTTGTCCTGCACCTTGCGGCAGAACGATTGGTACGCCGGAAATTTGAGGGAAGTCCAGTGTAGTACCATTGTTCAGTTGCCTCTTGGCTGTGGGCTGAACCGTGGCGAGTCCTGTTGTTGCGTTAATTGATACAATTTTCGCGGGGATTGCCGTATGCACATCGGTCAAGACTTCTCTGACCGTATTTTTTACCTGCTGCACGAATTCATGAATCATCGACCTTCATCATCCTTTCTCACGCGGAATATAGGTCTTTTGAATTGACGGCGGCTGTCACAACGCCATTCAGACCAATAACGACTCGATCACCCTTGACCTCCAGAACAGTGTATACTGTGGTGTAAACAAACGAGGCGAGCCCGCCGCCAGTATAAGTCTTCGCTCCACTCGATACCCGGACCTTATCACCTTTTGAAAACGTGGCTTTATCACCGCTGTTCGTAGCCGCAGGTGCGGGCGATTTGGTTGTAGCGCCATTCTTTTGGATGTAAGAAGCATCTACCCAGCCGTACACGGTGCTGGAACTATCGGTATGAATGAGGTGGTATGGGTGCTTAGCCCCATCGCTGATAGCCGTTACACGAGCAGGACCAGCCTTCGGCGTTGAACTGTAGCTGTCCATATTTGAACTCGCATAGTGCGGGCCTCCGGTAAATTGAACGATGTCATTAACTTTGATGCTCAGGTCTTCGGTGCGATCAGCCGGTGCCGGTGTTTCAGGTTCCTCTATTGTTTTCAAGGGTTTTGCATTACCGGACAGCTCCAGCAGCCTCGCTTTGCACAGCCAATCACCCTTGATGTTATCACCGGTGATCTCTAAGGAGTAGACATAGAAGTACCCCGTTACAGTGCCACTTTCAAGCCGTACATAATCGTCGATATTGACCGCGCCGTTCAGAAAGAACTTCACGTCATAGCCGATGCGAGAAGTGCTGGTGTCGTTGGCATCCGAAATAACAACTCGCTCCGGGGTGCCAATCATGCCTGTGTCTGCTGAGATCACATAGCCTTGCCGGGACATTGCATCGCCGCGCCGCTTGATATGCAACACGCCGTTTTGGATATTCCATGATAAACCGCAGCACTCACAACCCTTTGTCAGAACATTCTTGGCGAGCCCGACATAACTGTAGCCGTTTGACACATTCGTGAACTGAACATTGTACGCATAGACGACAGTAACGCCCATTTTGGCAGCCACGTCATTGAATATAGTTTTCCAGCTGACAGTTCCGTTATAGGACAGCGATACATACGCATCTCGCGCAGCGGTCAAGCTGTCGAGGACTTCAATCGTTGTCTTTCTGTCTGCGCCATCTGCAACTGTGGAAACGAAACTTGTGAAGCCGGAGAATATCAAGGACATTCGCGCACCATAGCCGGCTTTTAGCGCCACGATGCAATTCGACTTTTCCAATTCAGCGATGTGGTTCTTGTTCAAGTTCCATATCTCGATCTTTCCGGTATTCTGCGTTTCAAGATCGCTTTTCTGAATGGAAAACGCGATATGTAGTGGAACGGGGTTTTCGGCTGAGGTCTCTCCAATTGAGAAGCCGGTCCGGTCTCCTTGCCCGGCAATTAAGCGATATTGTCGGTTGAAATTGAGTTCTTCATCAGCCATGCGAAAACCTCCTTTCAGGCGCTGAAACATTCAGCGTTGTAATGCGTTTCTATATATTTATAAAAATAGAGAGATTAGAGAATATATACGGGCTCACACCTCTCTATTTCCTCTATTCTGATAATTTAATAGGATAAATGTTTCAATGTTTCAGTAAGAGGAAAAAGGAAATTGGCGAGCGCTCAAAACGGCGTAAATACGAGAACTATAAGAGCCGGCGATTGCTGAAACATCGGTGAAACATTCTTGAAACATTGAAACATTCGGGGCTGAAACAGCGACTTGAATTTCGTGTCTAAAATTGGCTTTTCGCGCCTAATGTTCGACTTTCGCTCACTTGTTTCATTCGATGTTTCAGTCTGTTTCAGCGGGCGAATAGATGAATTGCGCCTTGCCGTTTTTGAAATCTTCCCGACCGATTCGGTCTAATGAGGTAAGCACTCCAAAGGCTCCATACGGCAATTCGTTCACCCCGAAGAACAAGTTGAGCACCATTTTCGGCACGATTTTAATGCCGATCGCGACAGGGTTGCCCTTATCGTCATAGATGCCGAAGGACCAATAATCTTTTGTGTCGTTATAGGTGAAGCGTATTTGGCAATACACATCGCCCAAGACAACTCTGGATAGACTGTCATTCATATCGGGGACTTCGATGATTGTGTATTCCATTCAGCTCCCTCCTTTTAGAAAATACCGAGGCCACTTCCGATGCCATACAGAATGCTGCTCTTGTCGCCGGAGTCGCCACCGCTTGATGAACCACCGCCGCCTCCACCGGATGTGCCTCCTCCGCCACTTATACCACCTCCACCAGATGAGCCGCCACCACCGGTGGAACCTCCTGTTGAGCCTCCACCGGTATTGGCTGTGCCGGCAGGTTGGTTAGACGTGCCGGCTTTGCCATACTCACTTGGAATCGTTGTGGTTTTGGTGGATGTCGTTCTGATTTTTCGGAAGGAAATGGGTATCTCACGGGCATAGCCTTCGTCAATACTTTTGCTGATCGTGAGCGACTCAATCACCATGTCGGTGTAGGTTCGGTCGGAGGTCACGATCTTGACAGGAGTTGCACTGTAATAGAGTTCCTCCATTTTGCTACAAACGCTTTTGACTCTGCCATTGTTTGCGCCATGCTTGTTGTACCATGTGACGGGCGTATCGGTCAGATACAGTACCATACTGAGCGTTTCCTGTCCAAGAATGATAGCGTCGCTGACCGAAAACCCATTTTCTGTGGCGTACTCCGGCACGGTAGCTTCCAATTTGTGATCTGAACTAATCAGTGCATCAAATTCAATACCCGCCACTGAAACGGGAATGGTTGCTTTTGCCATGATACCACCACCTTATCTTGCGAACGCAAGGCCGCGAGCCAGCTCTGCCGTAACATCTTCGGCTGCATCATCCATAGCGGCTGCTGCTTTCTGCTGAATAGCCTTATCACCATTGAACGTGTTGTTAATGTTGACGTTCTGGTTGACGTTCCTATTGTTTGTTGTTGTTCCGCCAGCTGCGGTTTGTGCTGTGCCTACGCTTACAACGCGAGCATCAGCGAGGATGGACATATCGCCGACTGCTAAGCTGAGTGCGGATTGCAACTTGCCCTTGTTTTGAGCAAAGCTGCGAATAAGCGATCCGAAGATACCGCCCGCGCTTTCTCTTGTTGCATCGACCATTTCGGTCACAGCATCTGTTGCCGAATCTGTGTTGTCACGAACACCCTTGCCAATACCGGCAGGGAACTGTGAACCGACTTCATCAGCAAAGCGCTTGGACGGAGAATGAATCTGTGCTGCCGCCTTTGCAGCTGCGACGGCTTGGTTGATAGAACTTCTCATCGCGGCGATAACACCAGAAGCACCGCTATGGATACCGCTTTGTAAGCCATACATGATGTTCAAACCGATGCTGCTGAATGTTCCAGACAAGCCGCTGAACGGGGTTGCCATGCGAGATGCGAGAGAAATGCAAATCGAAATTACATTCGAGGATGCTCCACTGATACTGCTCGTCATACTCGCGTTGATTGACGAGAAGATCAAAGCTGTCTGCGAATATGCCGAACTCCACGCCGAAATCATTGCACTTTGCGTATTTCGTGCAACGGAAGAAACCGTCGAGAGCATAGAATTGAGGATAGACGATACTGAACTCGACATACTTGAAGCTGTCGAGGTCACGCCCGATCCCACTGTTTGGAATGCCACGAGAAGAACGACAAGCCTTGCACCTGCCGCAGCCGCTGCTTCCAGAGCCGCGCCGCGCGGGATGAGTTCTATGCCCGCGGCGGCATGAAGGCCGCCGTGAGCATGGTGATCGTGGATGTCAACGGCATCGTAGTAGCTGTCATAACCGAAGTAATGCTGTTCAACGATGTCATTGCTGCTGTTGTCGCCAGAATTGCTGCTCCGGTTGATGCAGTTCCAGCGGTAAGCAGGATAAAGGTTGATGCCAAGGATGTTGTAGGTGCAAGTAGAACCATTGCTGCGGATGCTGCGCCGGTTGCTGCTGCTGCAAAAGCTGTCAATTCTGTCGATGCTATCGGGAGCGATGCACTCAAACTCATGATTACTGTGTTCATCTGAGCCGAGGCATTTCTGATTGCATCCAAACTTGCTGCGGCTGTAGCGCCGGAAGTTGCCATTGTCATAATAGCTATTCCGACAGTAGCTGCATTTCCGGATAGCGCTGCCATAGGAATTGCAAGTGCCGTCGCTGCGATTGTCAAGGCGGCAAAGCCAGCGGCTGCTGTCCCTGCGCTTGTGC